AATTCCGATTTAATAGAGATTAATTATTATTATTTATTTGTTGTTAAATTAGCACCTGGTTCATCAACATATGAATATTATTATGGTCAATATGATGCAAATATGAATCCAGTTGGTAAACTTGAAAAATCGACTACAACAGAAGGTGGTCAATATACAACTTTTGATCGAATAAATATGGCGACGTATAATACTGCATTCAACACAGATAGATGTTTTTATTTAGAATCGATGGCATTTAGAGGCGATTGGAATTATGATGCTATAAACAATAATCTATATTATAGACCGTTTAAGTATGGGAATGGTAGGGACAATTATTAGATAATTGTTATTAAATTATAGTACACTTTATGTGTAATGTTAAATTATATATTACAAATTATATTCTAAAGGTTCGATTGGTTCAAATTGTTTAAGTATTAATGATAAATGACTATTTTTTGGGATATTTTTTAACAAATTGTCAGTTAATAATTTATCTATTATAATATTATAACATATATTTCTATCATTGATTGTTTTTGTATTAATCAATGTATTGAGCCAATATGTTAAATCTTTGTCAAATTCATGTATATTTTGTTTCGTTTTTTTTTCATAAAGAATTATATAAGATAAACAAATCGCAATAAATAATAGTAATGTATTTGAAGTAGTTCTGTTATATATAATATATCCGAGTGTTATAATCCATACAAAACTTATTAATTTTAATTTATTATTCATTAATAATATAAAATAAATAAAAATTTCAGATATAGAGTTATATAGTATAATAAATAATATAACAAAATTATATTAAAATTATATAATATATAAATAAAACATATTAAATGTTATTATAATGTTAAATGAAGAACAAGAAAATTCAGAAAATTCAGAAAATTTTGATGATTATTTCCTTACACTTTATAAATCAATTAATATTGAATATATAAATACTAAAAATAGTAAAAATAGTAAAAATATTATAAATATTTTAAAAATATATGAAAAGAAAGTGTTATTTGATATGTTGTATTTATGTCCAACAAGTATATCAAGGGTTACAAAATCTCATCGTAAAGCAAATGATAAAAAATTATTATTAATTAATTCAAATGCATTAAGTTATTGTAATATAGAAAACAAAGTAGAAGCCGGTTCTTATATTGATATTGAAAATAAAAAAATAATACATATAAAATCAGATTCAATACCTTTGGTTGAATATGATTTGTCAAAAATTTGGGAATCAATTCAAAATTTAATTAATTTTAAAAAATCAAATAAGTTATCAATGTATTTATTTACTGATGAAAATGGTCAATATTATCCTTTGTATTATAAAAATAGTACAAAAAAACATTGTGGTTTTCAAAATGCTTCATATAAATTAATAAAGGAGGAATTTTTAAATAAATTTGACAATACAAAAATTAATAATATTTTTAAAAAAATAACATCTATAAATCAAATATTCAAGAAAATTTCAATATGTAACCTAACATTTGAGGAATATGCTAACAGTAATGAATTATTAAACCTTCCAATTGAAAGTGAAGTTAATTATAATAATATGTGGAAAGAGATTTTTGAAAGTATTGGAATGTTACCAAAAGATTGTGAATGTAAAGCTTATGGTACTGCGGTATATAATAGATGTGTAATAAATGGAAAAAAATTACGTGGAATAAGACCCAAACATTCTAAGGAATGTTCAAAAAAAATTATTAATAATTAATGTATAAAAATTGAATAATTTTAGTAAATATTTAGTAGTTTAATTTCATTTAGTACATAATTTTCATTTAGTACATGTATAATATCATTAATATTACTAATTTACTAATTTTAATGAATTATATTTATTAAATAAATAATAAATATTTATATATTTATTTATATATTTATTTCCAAATAAATATTAGAAAATAAAAATAAAAGTAATAACTAATATGAGTTATTGCATAAACTATGTATTTTTTATTATTTATGTGTTAATACTTGTAATTTTAAGTATTGCACTTATTAATATTTCAAAAAATAAAACAGTTAGCAAGATAAAAAAAAATGTTGAAGATTTTTCTGGGAATATTATATCAACGGATTTAAAGAATATATCACCTGACTTAAAAAATATATCACCTGATTTAAACAATTATACTCTAGTTAATAATACTGATTTTAATTATAAAACTGCATTTACAGGAGAACATTCTACAATGACAGATTGTCATGCAAGCGCAAAAGATTATTTAAATAAATATAAACCAATACTTAGTGAAAATGATTTAATTGGAACAGAACATAATGATGGAACAAAAGCATGTCAAGTTTATTACAAAGGCAACAATACAGAGTTAATGAGGGGAGACACTGATACAAAAACATATATTAGAAAATTAGATGATGAATATTGGCGTAATAATTATACATATAAAACTCAAAAATGTGCTATAGAGAAAGTAAAATTAGATTTGGATGAAAAATATGAAGATTTTTTAAAAACGAATTCAATTGGTGATAATGTATCGAATGATGATTTTATTGAAAGTCAATGTTTAGAAAAAGCCGAAAATCAAAATAAACCAATTGTTGGTATTAATATTAATTACAATTCGAATGATAGTGGATGTTATGGTATTTATGCTGGATTTGAAACAGATGGTACTGATCAGATGTCGTGTATGTATGGTCATGAAGTACTCGATAGTGTTGTTTCTAAGAATGAGAAAGTTTTAAGCGCAACTGTTAAAACCGTTTTAGAAAATAATAAATTAACTGATGTAAATTCAGATAGTAATAATATTAAAGCAAGTGATTTTTTAAAATTTATGGGTAAATTAGATGAAGAAAAACAAGAAGAGATTGATGATCTTGTAAAACGTAATGATATTGTAGGTAAAGAAAAAGAGGCAAAAAAATTACAATTAGCTATACCAAAACTAAATATATCAACAAAAAATACAAAACAGAATACCATAACAAAAACAAATGCAATTCAATGTGATTTTGAAAAACCAATTTTCTTATCTGGAAATCAAATAAAAAATATTTATAATAATGTAAAAAAACATTCCGAATTAGAATCTATTATAGATATGTTCGAAAAGAAAGGATTAGTTGTGTTAAATACAGATGGATCTATAAAATATAATTCTGGTTTTATTGAAAATATTGATTTTAATGGAATTAATACGTTTTCTTGTAAATTATTACAAACACACATTATGAATGAAACAAAAACAAAAAATCTTAGTATTTGGAATAGATTGAAACAAGTGGTAAATGTATCAATTGCAAAGACTAATTTAGAAATTAGTTAAAAAATATATGATATGATACTTTTAAAACAGTATAATATAGATCTGTACTATTTATTAAGGTATTTGAAAAATAAAAGTATAGTATTATCTTTTTTTTTTCTATAAAATTATTAATGACAGATTTGTTTACATATTTAATATTTGGAACATTAGTATATTTATTTATAACTTTTTTAAAACAAAAATGTGAATATTTTACATCAAACACGGAATTGTCTAGTGGTTCTAATACTGATGAAAATGAAAATATAGATGAAGATTATAATAATGCAGAATATGATGCGGACTATGATGTGGATTCTGATGAGAACTATGACGAGGACTATGATTCGGACTATGATGATGAAAATATAGAAGACAAAAATAATGAAACAGATGATAATGTAGATGAAGACTATAATCAAATAATAAATGATGAAAATGATTCCAATAATACAAATAATACGGAAAATATAGAAGTCGAGTCTAATTCAAAATCTGAACCTGTATATATAAATGAATCTAATGCTAATGTAAGTGATACAATTATATTAAAAGATTCTGTAAGAAGAGATAGTAAAGTTTCGTCGTCATTGAATTTCACATATATTGATGAAAAATGTTCAAATATTGTACATTCTCAATCTTCAAAGCCAATAGAAAAAATATCATCAGAACCCAAAACCCCATTAATTCAACAAACTTGTAATATAAATGAAAATAGTCCTAGTTGGAATAATTCAAAATGTGAAAAAACTGGACCAACTCACTTAAATTATTATCAAAAAAAAATGAATAATGATAAATCATTTCATTCTGAAATGTTTGATGATAGTGAACTGAAACCAAAACCTCATGTAGATTCACCTTATGGTTTTGTTTATTTTCCTAATAAATACTGGAAACAATGGCATACTAAATCAAAAGTATGTACTCCAGTTTCTGAATGTAAAGTTCTACCGACTTATACTGAAGGAACTCCTGTAGATGTTTTAGATTATACACAAATTGGATCAATGATGCCAAAATTTGAATATGCGGAGGAATATGAAAGTAAATAATTAAAAAAATTATTAGATAATAATGGATTCAGAGATAAAAAAAAATATATTGATATGTGTATTTTTGATAAATGTTTTATGGATAGTTTCAAATAAAATAGATAATTTTAAAAATTTAGTGGAAAAAGTAGATCATTTTGAAAATCCTACTCAAAAAATAATAGCAAAAGAAGTATTTGATGATTTTTATGCTCCTGTGTATACTACTTTGATATCTGATAATATTATCGATAGAACAAAGTTTGAAGTACAAGATTTAATAGCAAAAACACTTATAAAAGAATATTCAAATCCTCATTTATTAGATATTTGTGCTGGTGGAGGTGATCATTTGAAATGGTTATCCGAAAAAAAAATTGAAAATTTAAAATTAACAGGAATTGATAAGTCCGAACATATGTTAAATGAAACAAAATATAGAATTGGAAAAAGAAAAACGCATGTAAATCTAATTAAAAGAGATATTCATGAGGATGATTTATTTATGAAAAGTACATTTACACACATAACGTGTTATTATTTTTCAATTTATTATATTTATAATATTGATCTCTTAAAAAATATAATATATTGGTTAAAACCAAAAGGATATTTCGTTGTCCACATGGTAGATTTAGAAAAATTTGATCCAATATTAGATGTTGCACATCCATTTTCTGGAATAAATCCTCAAAAATATATGAAAAATAGAATAACAGATTCAACTGTAATTTTTAAAAAATTTATATACAAGTC